AATGAGTTATATTCATCTTCTGTATATTTGTTAGTAAAGATTGGAACTGATACTCCAAAGTAATCAAGTATCTTCGCTTGTAAGAATTCAAGTGTATCTTTATCAATCAGTTTCGGATCAACTTCTAAAGGAATGTACTCTGACTTCAAATCAATCGGAATAATCGAACTACCTTTGAGACTCACCGATTCTGTAAGAGCTGCATCGAATAATTCACGTTGTTTCTTCTTATCGGTTTCTGATAACATTCCATTCATCTTCAGGATACCTTTAATCTGCATAGATGATTTCACGGCATTATCGATTCCTTGAAGTAAGCTGTCATTGATGGATATCGTTTTGAGGATTGCTTCATGATCACCGGTTGATCCAGTTCCACCAAAGATATCGTTTTGTCCGAAATGACGTCTTAAATGAATGACGTTATCGTATGGTAAAATATATGATTCTCCATTATCAAATAAGAACTTGATGAAATAAGTATCCGAACTATCGACTATCATTTCAACCGTTATTGGTCTTAATGGATAGATACCTTTTAGTTCACCAGAAGTCTTATCAAACTTCGGATAAACAAACACGTTATCATTCAGCAAGAGTAATGTGATTGTTTTGTATATGAAGTCATAAGGTGTCATAATTTCGTTCGGTTTATACTTCAAAAGAAAAGACAGCCTACCTTTTTTCTCGGTTACTGTCTTATCGTTTTCAGTTTTTATAAATCTAGGCTTGAGTTTCGCACATTGGCTAGCCACTCGATCGATACATATTTTTACTACATCACTCTTTGAAATGTTCGTACCAAAAGGTGTGTAAAATGTATTTAAATTACTGATTAACTGGAGTGCATCAAACGATCCAGTCTTTTTTCTTCTCTTGAAAAGGGCCATGTGCACCTCCTGAACTAATTAATTTTGTAAAACTTATTGTAACTCTCTCGTGCTTTATCAGTAGCACTATCTGTTAGAAAGAATTTGTACTGATCTTCATCAAAATAGTACCAAGCATTATTAGTCATAAAGAATGGTCCACTTTTTTCAACTGAATTTGATTTCTTAATGATCTTATTTATGTTTTTCATAAAAGTCCAAATTAAGCTATCTAGTAATCTAATAGTAAAAACAGAATACTCACCTTTAATAATCTTAAATTGTTCATTGAATTTACTTTTTAACTGATCTTCATTCAATTTCCCATACCCTAAAAAAGATTCAAAAAAAGAATAAATATGTCTATCCGGTTTAAACAAGGAGGTATCCCCAGCAAGCATCATTACATATGCAAAAGATACTCCACTCTTTTGTCCAGGAATAAGCATTATTTCATTTCGTACTCTCGTAATATTCTCGTGATTAAGTAAGTCTTCGGTTGTATTTATTCCATTACTATTAAGAATGTTAATATAGTGAACCACTGCTTCGGCTTTTAATATACCGTTTCTCGTAGATGTTCTTTGTCTATTTTTAAATACATCATCAGCTAATTGCTCGTATGTGTAATCTTGAAAACTATCTAAAAACTGTTCTAAGGTGTATTCATCATTTTCAATATTGATGCCAACATATTCTGCAAATCTTTCAACAACTTTAATCGTGCTTTCGTATTTTACACCAATTGAAAAAACAGAATCAATAACACAGATAACTAAACTTTTAGGTCCGTAGTGTTTTGATTTTGATAAAAATTCTTCAATATATTCTTTACTTATAACTTGATTAATTTTTTTCATAACATCCATATCCTTAGTTGTGACTTATCAAGTTACATTATATCATATTTTCATAATCAGTTTTATACCTATTTAAAACTACATAAGCAATAATCAAAGCAACTGTTCCATCTATTCGTTTGTACTTTGAATTAAGTTTTGATGGCTGGATATTTCCATTCAAGTCAACCTTCGCTTGTGTATTAGCAAGACACCATTTCAAGATAGGATTGTTATTATAGTTTAGCACATTGTTTTTTAAGTCTGCTTCTAGTATTTTCATTGGTTCTGATAATGAATATATACCTTGTCTTACCTTCTCCATATTAAAACCTAAGTCTCCCATTTCTTTTATCCAATATTGAGAATTCCAGGGATCATAACCTACCCAAAGTGGTCTAATCCCATATGTTTGTATCATCTTCATAAACCATTGTGTAACTAAACTAAAGTCGTTTTGATGTCCATCAGTGAGTGTCACAAAACCTTTCTTAATCCAAATGTCATATGGAACGTTATCTTCTTTGATTCTCTTTTCTACTACTTCACTAGGCATAAAGAAATGCGGTATGACAAACTTCATATTGTTATCTCTTTTCTGAATAACAAGTACTGCTGCTGTCAAGTCTGTTGTAGAAGATAAATCAACTCCACCAATTGCGTAAGAGTCTCTTAGATCGTCAATCGAATATTTGTCTTCATTATTCAAGTCATCAAATGATAACCATGAACCTGAATCAGCTTGTTTGATATTAAAGTCCTTACAAAGCATCGTCACCCTTGTGGAAAGGTCATGCTTCGATTTGTTCATAACATCTTCAAGATAATTTTTTAACTTTACTACTCCTATACTAGGATTCGACTTTTGCCATGTTGTTGGATCTTCGTATATTTCTTTAGTCGAATCTTGTGTGTAAAGCCAGGGAAGTACTCTGTTATCTTCAATCTCACCTTTTAACATCTTTCTAGCATAATCCAATTTACTATCTAAAAAACCACCGATGGTTGTCCCTTCAGTGGTTATGATAAATATTAATGGTTCTTTCTTAGTAGATTGTGATTGTTTGATTGCATCATAGACTTTTGAATCAGTCATTTCATGGACTTCATCAATACAACCAACTTCTATATTATATCCATCTTTGTTTCTCGATTGTGCAGATAACTTCTTGATCTTGTTTTTGGTCTTCGGAGAATAGATGTGATAGATGTTTTTCTTACTCCTTGTTTCCTTTGACAAGGCCGGAGATTGCTCTCTCATGTTGTTAATCTCTTCAAATAGTATGTTTGCTTGTTCTGTTGTATTTGAAGCACATACGATATCCACTCCACCTCTTGATAAAAAGAATTCAGCTAAATCAATACCAGCAACAAACGTAGTCTTTCCATTCTTACGTGCAATCAATAAAATTACTTCATTGAATCTGCGTAATCCTGAATCAGCCATCTTAAATCCATATGCAGTTTGAAGGATTGCTTTCTCCCATAGTTCAAGAATGAATGGCATACCATTGAATGGAGACTTCGTATGTTTACAAAACGTTTCAATAAAATCAATTCTAAGTTGACCTGGTTTCTCATCGAAAATGTACAATTGATTTTCTAGATCTTCTATCAGTTGATCTATTTCAGTTTTTAATTCCTCACCTACAATGATGTTTCCATTTTCGATTTCATTGTAATACTCGACTAAATAATTCATTCGCTTGCTCTCTTAAGAAATTCATCAAATGCATCATCTCCATCATCTACTTGTGTTCCTAAAATGCTGTTTAGTGTTTTGATTACTGTCCCATATGAGTTCACTAATTTTGTGTAATACTTTGCGGCTTCAGTCTGACGTTGTGCACCTCTACTTGAAGTTTGAACCGCTCCATATTTTCTAATTTGTTCTTGTAACTTATCAAGTTCCACTTTCATAAATGCAGCTTGATAAATTAAGTTATCTACTAATTCTGTCTTTGATTCATCAACCAAAGAAAAAAGCGACTTTAATCGCTCGTATTCTATATTAATCATAACTTGAAAACCTCTTTTCCGATTTTCAAAAAATCTTCCTCGTGTTTCTTAATTGCCCCCTTACGCGGTACCCTAGCAATCACATTTAATGGTACATGGGGGGATGAATGGTTTAAGAGATTTTGGTGTGTAATCACCTGATGTTGTCCCAGTAGCAATTGGAAGTGAGCCATACAAAGCAACAAAAGACTGATGCAAAGATTTTTCTAATTTGTCCATTGTTTTTTTATTTTTCACTCGGAATATAGTCAACTTAATCTCTTTATTGTTGTGATAAAAATTTGACAATGTAATATTTGATTGTCCATCATTTCCATCAGTTTCTGTTTTATCACTATTTATATGAACAAACCGTGATTGAATTTCTTTTGCCATAGTTGCTGTTTGTCCTATATAAAGTATGCTTGAATCACCTTTTGGATAAGAAAATTGATCATTGGCAAATTCATATACATAAACGCAGAATACGTTTTGTAGTAACATGCCACTATTTTTTATTCTATTTCTAAGGTTTTCAACTTTTAAAATTGCATCACCTTTTAACAAAATGAAATCTTTTTTGTCCAATGAAGTGAAATTACAGTTCAGCAGATCCATAAGTTACCAACACCTTTCAAAAGGTATTATAACATAATTGAGAGTTTACCTCATTATCAAATTACCATCTTCATCAAATTGCTGCGACTTCGAGAAACGTTTATGCTGTTCGTTATGACATTTCTTACACAACAGCTCAAGGTTCTCTTGATTCAAACTAATCGCTGGATCCTTAACGTTATGGATCGTTAGTTTAATTATGTGATGGACTTCTTCTCCTAAAGCACCACACTTCTCACACTTACCATTAGCATCTCTTATCTTGATTTCTCTAGCAACTTGCCATGCTACTGATTTGTAGAAACGATGTAGCTCTTTAGGCTTTCTCATATAAGTTTCTCAATTCGGTTATCTTATCATCCACATGTTCCCATCGAACATCTAAATCTTCTCTACCAAAGTGTCCATACTTTGCTAACTCCTGGAACTTAACTTTATCAAGGTTGAGTTCTTTTCTTATGTTTTCTGGTCTAAAATCAAAGACATAATTCACAAGTGCT